CTTACCATGAGAACAAACGGCAGTTGAGTCATGAGGCCAAAGCGGATCTATGGTTCAGCAACTTGGAAGGGTGTCCGCCTGTTCGTGCTGGGCCGTGATGCCAGTGTGTGTCAGATCCAGGCACGAGGTTGTACGAAGGTCGCTACCCAGGTTGACCATATCGTTGGTCTGGTAGATGGCGGTGCCCCTTATGATCCGGCCAATTTGCGGAGTTCTTGCCGGGCATGCAATCTCGGTAGGAGCGGCAAGCGTTCAACGTTTGGTAGGCCAAAGCCGGATGATCCAGAAGCTGCTATCGGTGTTTCGAAGGTATTTGATGGATGAAGAAACCTCTACAAATTATTACGCTGCTACGCAGACGATTAGCACCCTTATTGCGATGGGTCGCCTAGAAACCGTCGATCAAGCGCTAGTTGTCGCAGTCTTATCTATGGCTACGGCCTTAGACGAGTGTCCTGATAAGGCTTCCTTGTGGGGCGAGTACATCTCGGCGCTGGACGTGCTGGTCAATACTGGCCACCCATCTGAGGCGTTTGAGGAGCTAATCGAGGAATTGAAAGCCAAAGGCGAGTAGTGGAATGTCTGCCCCGGTTCGCTACTCCACGTTCACCTGAACGCAATACGCGTGGCCATGAAGTAGCCAATGTGGCCAAGCTGCTCGGGATGCCCTTGATGGCCTGGCAGAGAGAGGTGGCAAACGTTGGGTTGGAGGTAGACGACAATGGAGTTCCGTATTACCGCGAGATAATCGTGTCCGTCTCTCGGCAGTCAGGCAAGACTTCCCTGGTCCTGTCGTGGATGATCCACAGGGCGCTCCTGTGGGGTTCTCGTCAGATGGTCGCCTACGGGGCGGCTGATGGGAATGCTGCTCGCAAAAAGTTGATGACGGACCAATTGCCGATAATCCATGATTCGAAGCTGGGTCCTGCGCTCACTGAGGTTCGTAGGGCAGCAGGTCAAGAGGCGCTGGTTTTCCGGAACGATTCACGAATTGAAGTTTTCGGTAGTGCGGCTTCGTCTGGTCACGGTAGGTCTTTGGACCTGGCGATTGCCGATGAGGTGTGGCACGACTCCGATGACAGGCGGGAACAAGCCTTAATCCCTGCGATGGCCACCCGTCCTGAGGCTCAGCTAGTCGTTATCTCTACGGCCGGGACAGATGAGTCCATCTACCTCCGCCGTAAGGTCGAGGCGGGCAGACAGGCGGTCACAGAGGGCAAGACATCGGATATCTGCTTCATCGAGTATGCAGCCGATGAGAACGCACCGATCGATGACCCGAATACGTGGCGCTCGTGCATGCCTGCACTGGGTTACACGATCTCCGAGAAGGTCGTTGCTCATGCACTCAAAACGATGGAGGAAGACGAGTTCCGTAGGGCGTTCTTGAACCAGTGGACCGCGAAGACGGAACGGGTGATTCCAACTGCTGCTTGGGAGCGAGTCCTCGCGGATGTCGCTCCTGATGGAGCACTGGTGTTTGGTGTGGACATCAATCCTCAACGGTCGTTTGCTTCGATCGCGGTGGTTGATCGTGAGGGCCGTGCGGAGCTTGGTCAATATGGGGCTGGAACTTCGTGGGTCGTTGGTCGAATTAAGGAACTAGCAAGTAAGTGGAATTCACCGGTAGCGCTCGATGAGTCTGGTCCTGCCGGTTCGCTGGTCCCGGAGCTTGAGGCTTGCGGCGTCCAGGTGATCAAGGTGGCGGGGCGCGATCTGGCTAGTGCGTGTGGTCTGATCTACGACGCGATTGGCGATGAGAAGTTGCACATACGCAACGCCATGCCAATGGTTGAACATCTCACAGCGGCGGTTGACGCTGCTAGGCGTCGTCCGTTGGGCGATGCGTGGGCGTGGACACGTAAGGACACAGCGTCTGACATCAGCCCACTGGTAGCTCTAACGGTTGCATACTGGGCTGCATGCAGCACAAATGAGCCACCACGACAGTACATATACAGCCTGGCTAGCGCCTCCTAAGAGATTTGGCACACATGGGTCTATTTTCTAGAAAAGCGAAGCCAGCAGAACTCGTTGAGGCTGCTGCTGTTCCAGCCGTCCAGCAGCCAGTAATGGCATACGCTGGCACAAGTCCTTGGTCTGGTGCCTATGTGGACGAGTGGACAACTATCCGATCACTTGCCGCTTTCTGGCGTGGCCTGAATATTATTTGCAGCCAGGTAGCTACCACTCCGTTTAAGGCTTATCGTTCACGGGATTTACTAGATCCACAGCCTGCTATTCTCACTGATCCAAGTCCAGGTGACACTCTCTTTGATGTGAAGTTCCAGCTTGCATGGAGCCTGGTCGTAAAGGGTAATGCCTTCGCTTACCTCTACGACTTCGATCGTCTTGCCTATCCGCGCAAGATGCTCGTCCTTAATCCTGATGCGGTTTCGGTAACAGTAGGTGTTGACGGAACGGTGGAGAAGCGGATCTCCGGGGAGCTAGTCCCAGAGGGCCAGCTTCTCCATATCCGCGGTCCACGTCCACCAGGCTCCGCGGTTGGGGTTGGTGTGCTGGCCGCACAGCGAGACGTACTCGGGCACGCACTCGCACAAGAGGAATATAGCGCACGGTACTTCTCTGAGTCAGGTGTCCCATCGGGGACAATCGACATCCCTGGCCAGCTTGACGCTGATCAGGCGAAGGCACTCCGTGACGAGTGGGTTGCCGCCTACGCAAACTCGCATCATCTCCCGGCCGTGATGGCGAACGGTGCCAAGTTCTCGGCGCTGTCAGTCAACCCAGAGGATCAGCAACTACTAGAAGCCCGCAAGTGGAGCGCCACAGAGGTTGCGCTCGCTCTGGGCATCCCACCACGTTGGTTGGCTGGTGTGGGTGACGCCTTCACCTACGCCAACCTTGAGGCAGAGAACGCTCAGCTTGTGCAGTTTGGTTTGCGTGAGTGGACCACACGAATCGAGGAAGCGCTCACTGCGCTTCTCCCACGTCCGCAATTCGTCAAGGCCAACTTCGATGCGCTGCTACGTAGCGATACGAAGACCCGCTACGAGGCATACAGGGTCGCTAATCCGACTGCAACGATCCTCACAGAAGACGAGATCCGCTCCCTTGAGGACCGCGGACCAGTCAAGACAGGTGAAGGCCAATGAAACGAGAGTTGGAGACCTACGCGTTCGACGCCACTACTGAAACCTTCAAGGTTGAAGGTAGCGACGGACGGACAGTCACGGCGTTGGCTGTGCCATTCGACGCGTTGCCGAACGATGGACGCAGGATAGCGTTTCTTCCTGGTTCGTTTAAGAACACGATTAATGGCTCACGCCAGACGGCGGTGCCGTTCTACGGGCTGCATCCTTCTCCGATGGCAGACGAACTTCCAGTAGGCCACTCGATCGAGCTAACCGAAACTGCCGCTGGTTTGATCGCCAAGTTCCGTATCTCCAACACTCCACGCGGCAACGATGTCCTAGAGCTAATCAAGGACGGCACCCTTCCTGGTGTCTCCGTTGGCGTCGTTCCACTCCGGCACCGTAAGGCTGGTGGCCGGATCGAATTCCAAGAGGTCAAGCTCGCTCACGTAGCGGGTGTCCCAGATCCTGCGTTCAACTCACCTGTCTTGTCGGTGCATTCGTCGCAGCATGATGGTGAGCGTATGAGTCTTTCGCAGGCTCAGGCACGTCTCACTGTGATTACGAACAAGTTCACGGAAGCGCAGCGCATCACTCGCTGAGAGTATCCGCTCTTCCAACTCCCTACGCGCCGCCGACGCGCCGCCCACCTGGGCACCCGTTGAGCACCCGAGGGCTCCCAATCAATTTCTAACAGGAGTTTCTCAACATGAAAATTGCTAATCCGCTTCTAGCGGGTCTCTACGAAAAGCGAGACAAGTTCCAGGAGTCCATGGACACCATCACGGCAGCAGCCGCTGACCGTGACGATGATTCCCTCACCGAGGCTGAGACCGCTAACTTCAGCGATGCTGACACTGCGATCAAGGGTCTTGATGTTCGCATCACTGAGCTAGTTGCAGCAGAGGAAGCACGCAGCAAAGCTAATGAGCTTCGCTCCAAGGCTGAGGCGTCTGACGGTTTCAGCTTCGAAAACGGCAATACTGTCATTCCGGCTGAGGTCAAGACTGAGACTTACGCGGCTGATTCACGTCACTCGTATCTCTCCGACTTGTATAAGTTCCAGTGCATGCCAGGTACCGACCGTGACGCTGAAGCACGCATCCGTGCTTACGGTGAAGAGGTCAAGGCATCCAAGCCGGAAATGTTTGCATCGGACACTACTGCCGTTAGTGCATTCTTCCCGCCAGCCGTGCTGATCAACGACTATGTGAACATCGCTCGTTCACGCGCCGTTGTGACGAACCTGGTTCCTAAGACACCATGGCAGGGCTATGTAGACCACAAGTTCCCTGTGGTTACGACTTCAGTGACGGTTGCTGAGCAGGCATCCCAGAACAGTACTGTGAACGATTCTTCTTACGCAGCGACCACTTCGGTCACCGCTACAGCGTTCACCATCGCTGGTTCGACGGACGTTTCTGAGCAGCAGCTTCAGAGCCCATCCGGGTTCTCGTGGGAGTCTGAGATCACAAGCTCGCTCGTTGAGGAGTACTACCTCAAGCTTGAGGACTACATCCTTAATAAGGCGACCATTGGTCTCTTCAACTACGCGACTGCGAACGCAACCTACACGGATGCGTCACCAACTCTGACAGAGTTCATCTCATCTTTGGCTGACGTGATGTCGCAGATCCGTGATAACCGGAAGCGTCCAGCTACAGCAATCATCTTGGGTGCTGAGCGTTGGCTCTGGGCACTAACCCAGAACGACACCACGAACCGTCCACTGATCCCGTCTTCGGGTTCAGCGGTGAACGCTCCTGGTGACCTTGGCACTATCGGTGCGGCTGGCCTTGCTGGTCACCTTCTCACTGTGCCTGTCTACGTTGCAGACGCAGTGCCGAACACCTATACCCAGGAGGCAACTCCATCCGGTGTGGACAAGGTGCTCGTTGCTCGTCTTGATGACGCTCGGCTTGCTGAAGGTCCGCTACAGGTCCAGTTCGATCGTGGCCCTGGTTTCAAGTCCGGAACTATCACCTACAGGGTAATGGGATTTGCTGCCTTCCACGGCCGCATTGCCAACTCTTACGGTGTGATCTCCGGAACTGGACTTAAAGAGCCCTTCTAACTAGATGAGAGTTGGGATCCGGGCTCGGGGCTCGGATCCCAACCTCTCCTAATCGTTTGGTTGCATATGTCCTATGTAGATGTTGAAAGCTTCAAAACGTGGTTGGGTGTCCAAGCACAGGACGATGATGCCCAATACCAAGTGCTTCTAGACACAGCATCTGATCAGATTGATGCTTACTGTCAACGAAGCTTTGGTGTCAGCATTAGTGCTACAAGGAAGTTCCATCCGATCACATCTACGGTTGCCTACATCGATGACATAGACGACTACGACCCTGCTATTGCAGTCAAGACAGATGATAACGATGACGGCACTGCGGAAACGACCTGGACCCAGACCACGGATTACGTCTTCGAACCCGAAGGCAGCGACCCGCGGTACCGGATAGTGGCAGTCGGTGACAAGTCGTTCACTCTGTCTCGACGTGCGACGATCCACGTCACTGGATTGTGGGGTTATACAACCGTTCCACCTGGCGTGCAAACGGCATGCAATCTGTTGGCCAGGGATGGCAAGGCAGCCATGGAAACCAAGTACGCGTTCGGGATGGTCGATCTAGGTGACGTTGTGCGTAGCACTCGGGACAACCCGGTAGTGCGTGCTCTGCTCGACCCGTACCGTCGTCTCAGAGTCGTTGCGTAATGGCCTCGGTCACTGACATCCGGGTGGCGTTGGCACGCTCCTTAGAAGCCCTTCCAGGGCTGCGTAGATCCAGTGCAGTGATGCCATCGGATCAAACCGCTACACCTTTCGCCTACGTCAGTCCAGCCTCTACAGATTATGACCTGACGTTTATGCGTGGCACAGATCGCTACACGTTCAACGTGGTGATTGTTGCGGGCTCACGAGAAGCAGAGTCCGTGCAAAGAACGCTTGACGGTTACCTAGAGTCTTCTGGTTCATCGTCAGTCAAGGCAGCCATCGAGTCTGATCCAACTCTTGGCGGTGCAGTGAGTTCGTGTCGTGTGGTGCGAGCCGAACCGGCCAGCCAGTTCCTCGATGGGTCGCAGCAGTTAGCCCAATTAGTCCAACTCTTCGTAGTCGATGTTGTCGCTACGGGATCTTAAACACACAAAGGAATAGGGAACATGGCACAGAATTCACAAAACGTTAGGTTCTTCCTGGACAACTACCTCAATGTCTTGACTGATATGTCTGACATCATCAATTCACTTGAGGGCGTACCGGGCAAGATCAACACTCAGGACGGAACCACGTTCGGTGTGGACATCGAGAAGATGTACCCAACACTGAAGTCGGCTCCGGATATCAGCTTCGGTGGTTTCGCTGACCGCGGTGATGCCCGTATTAGCTCGCTACTTCAGAGCTACGTCAATGGTGGCGGTATCTCCGCAGCTACACCTGTGGCGCTTGACTGGCAGGTACATCCATTCGGCACCACGGTAGGTGGAAAGTTCCTGCTAGGTACCGGATGGTTGACGGAGTTCTCGTTCTCCAACAAGCCTGATGGCCTGGTGGAGTTCTCCGGCACCGTGACTGGCTTCACCATGAACGTCAGCCAGAACTAATCCATGACTCTTCGTGATCAGGTCGCAGCAGCGGCCGACTGGAAGACACGGACCATGGTGGTTGAGGAGTGGGATAACGCAAAGATCGAGTTGCGCTCTCCTTCACAGGCAGCATTCTCTCGGTTCACCCGCAACCATCCGCTCATCTTCGTGGGTGGTGCTGACGCTGTAGAGGCGTTTCCGTTCATCGTCATCATGTGTTCCTTCGATCCCGCAACTGGGGAGAAGGTATTTAGTGACGAAGATGCAGAGTTGCTCAGTGGGAAAGACTTTTCCATTGTGCAACGCATCGCTAACGAGGCCATGGAGTTGATCTCTCTCTCTGGTGAGTCGGTAGACGAAGCAAAAAAAGACTAAGGGACGATCCTCTCAGGTGCTACGTCGTTCGTCTCGCTCGTGAACTTGGTTGCCTTCCAGATGAACTGCTAGAGCGCATCAGCATCCTCGATCTGGCAGAACAGATGGCATATGACCACGTTCAAAGCGAAGACGAAGAGAAGGCTCGTAGGCAAGCTAAGGGTGAACCCGAGAGAATGAAGTGGATTTAATATGCCAGGACAGCTTCATGTTGAGGGAGCGCGAGAGCTACGTAAGGCACTGAAATCAGTCGAGGGTGGGCTTGCTGATCTAAAGCAGGTTCACATGGCGGCTGGTGTCCCAGTAGCAACTACAGCCAGGACGCTCTCTCCGAAGCGCACAGGGCGTCTAGCGGGCTCTGTACGGAACAAGGCGACACGTACCAGGGGAACTATTTCGGCAGGTAGGGTATCTATCCCATACGCGGCCGTAATCCACTTTGGTTGGCCACGTCACAACATCAGCCCTAATCCGTTCCTTTATGCAGCCATCGAGGTAGCTTGGCCACAGGTCATGCGGATTGAAGAACAGGGTATTCAGCGAATCATTAGCGCTCATGGGCTTGATGTCTCGTGAGCGCGCCTTTTTGTGTGGGTGGTGAACCATGGCGCGTAATGAAGTAAAGATAGTCTTCTCTGGCGATACGAAAGGTCTGAGCAGGGCCACCAGCGCTGCTGAGTCTTCCGTTCAGTCGCTAGAACAGCGATTCGAGAAGTCCGGCAAGAGGATGGCTGAAACTGGTGCAAGACTTACTAAGGCAATCACGCTGCCTGTGCTCGCCGTGGCTGCCGTTTCAATTAAGGCAGCCTCTGATCTAGAGCAATCTATTGGTGGAACGCAGGCGGTTTTCGGCAAGAGTTCTAAGATTATCGACAAGTGGGCGAAGGATTCCGCTCGTTCGATGGGACTGTCGGAACGAGCATTCCGACAGGCCACGACCCAGATCGGTGCCCAACTCAAGGGCATGGGTTTTGATCTGGACGAGGCAGCGGACAAGAGCGTTGAGCTAACCCGACTGGGTGCTGACCTAGCTGCAACCTTTGGCGGTACGACTACCGAAGCTGTGACCGCTCTGTCTGCTGCTCTGCGTGGAGAGTTCGACCCACTGGAGAAGTACGGAATCTCTCTCCGTGCCTCTGACATCGCTGCTCGTGCTGTAGCGATGGGCCTTGCTGATTCCACAACGA